GTTCAAGAGTATAACGTTGCTGAATAGATTAATCATATTCAAATTAAAGCCAATCATTTATACATGATTGGCTTTAATTTGAATATGATTAATCTATTCAGCAACGTTATACTCTTGAACCTTTTCAAACCACTTCTTGTATACTTCATCTTTGGAAACTGCAGAAAACTTAACATGTCCATCACTAATTCTTGGCATTGCTTTAAATTTCAACTGTACATGATCAGTCTTGATTGTTTTTTCTTTCGTTGCCCCAGAGTCACTATTACGTGAGAATTTCACACGATATAGAACTCCACGTTTTCCATTAACAGCGCTATCTCCACCAATTTCGAATTGCCAAAGTAGAGCTACTTCTTTAATCTGATCCTTATCAGTTTCGAGCAGTCCACCTTTGGTTCCTTTTTTTCTACCGAATACTTTTTCTTCAAACTCTTCTGGCAATGTTTCTAATTCAAGTGTCCCTGAATATCCATTGTTAATATCTTCGTTATACCATGTAACGTTATCGGCATGCTCTTCAGTTGTATCGCCCTCTGCATCCATGTTTAGAGACACAGCACCAGGCAATCTAATTGGTGTTTCATACGTTAAAGTGCCATTTCCATCATCATTTGCGACAGCAATATGCACATTACTAATGCCATATTTAATTTTACCCATTGATTACTACCTCACTTTCATAAAGTACTTCATACATATTTTCTTGTTTAATAAACTGTTCTGATTTTCTATACGGAATTTTATGTTCATCTAAAACTTTTTCAACAGTTAATTCTGCTTCAAAATCCTTAGTTCTTGTATATAGTTCTACATTCAATTCTGAAATGCGTACGTGATTTTTATTATCGGCATACTCATCATTTGTAGTTGGATAATAGAAAAGTAAGTACGGCAACTCTGGTGCTTCTTTTTCTGGCCATTGATAATAAGCACATTTTTCAGCACCATATATGCTATTTAGTATTTTAGCAATCTCGTCATACGTCATACGTTAACCCTTTCTTTTATCCTCTTCACTAACTCCTCTTGAACCCAATCATTTACCTGTGCAATATGTGGAAATGCTTTTGTCCTTCCTCCGTTTGCTTTGGCATGTCCGAATTCAAGCAAGTGTGATAACTGATAATCCGTTCTATTATGCACTACAGACTTGACTTCTGTACGTCTAACATCAGTAGAAGCAGTCCACCCTTTGTTATACCTGCCCGTCTTTCTCTTATACACATTTGTAGCTTTCAATTGCTTTGTAGCATTTTTTGCAACATCCGGAATAACTTCAACTAAGCACTTGCTAGCATGATCCCCATATTCAGCAAGAATTGAATTGATTTCCGACGAAAAATCTCCAGGCAATATATTCTTACTCATTGCCTTTTCTCAATTCTGTATAGAGTTCAATGTCATCATCTTTCTCATATGTTCTATATACAGTATATCGTTTTCCCTTAAACTCAATAACTTCTTCGTCGTTGTAGTCAAAGCGAAAAAGCGTAAACTTTCGCTGAGCTTTCAAACCGTTTAATCCAGCAGAAAAGAACTCAGTTTGCGAAACTGAATCTGCAGAACAGAAAACTCTCCTTTTCGTCTCAGTCGAAATAAATACACCATTTGCATTTTTCTTATGTGACAATGTAATTAAATAGAGAACTTCTGACTTATCCATGTTTTACCTCAAACGAAGTGAATTCAGATGACATTCCTAACTGCATTTTCTGCTCATCATATGAGTTTTTTAAACGTTCGTAATCATTTGGTTGACCAAAATTAAGACGTACATACGTAATGATTGCATGTTCAACAAGAGGTGATAGTGATTCTGATTCCAGAACACTAGGATTAATTCCCGCAACTTTCAAATCCAACTTAGCTGCATTGGCAAGCATTATCAATTCCTCATCAAATGCGTCTGTGGTAATTCTAAGGCTCAGTTTAATTTTATCTAAGTTCATTTCTCGCTCCTTTTGCAAATGAAAAGGAGCGGTTTTACCGCTCCTCAATTTTATTATGCTTGTGTGATTAATTGCATTCCATGGAACACAACTAAGTCAGCGTTAGCAGTTTGCAATCCACGTACACCAATAATATTCTTCTTGAAGAATTCGCCACCTTCATCAGTGCTAATTTCATAGTTATCCCACATAGGCATATCAATTGTCATTGGCTGGCCAAATAATTGTGTTCCCTTAGTTAACTGATCAAGAATACGGAAGCGTGTAATTGTACCGCCTTCTTTGATTGTTCCAGAAGTAGTTGTATCTGCGTCAAACGAAATTTCATACACAGCCTTCTTATCTGTTGTTCCGCGGGCCTTACCAAGTATCGCTAAGTCTTCCTGTGCGATGTATAAGCAAACTGAACCCTTATTTTTAACTGCACGGAATCCTAAAACTAGATTACGTAGATAATCTTGATCTAAAGCTACTGCTGTACGCTTCTCTGTTAATGCAGATGCCTTAATTGCAGCAACAATCTTATCAGAACCCTTTGCACGTAGTGCAGATAATGCAGCTGTTTCAACTGCACTCATGTAGTTAACTGGTGTCATTTTCTTAACTTGCTTAGAAACAGTATCAAATACAGCCCATTCAGCTGGTGCAATCTTAACTGTATCAAATGTAGCAGCAGTACCGGCTACATCTGAACCATCCACAACATCTGCGGCAGCAGCATTTGTCTTTTGATATCCTACTTCCCATGTTCCATTTCCTGTTAATTCGATTGCATTAACATCGTCAACAATATCAGATGCAACTTCAGCTAATCCATTAACGCCTCCAGCTGCTGCTGGCTTTGCAATCTTGCCAGTGCTTAAAATAGCACGCTTTTCCATACGACCTGTTTTGGCAAATTCATTAGCACGCTTTTCAACTTCATTGAAGTTTGTTTCTGTTGTTCTCTTTTCCACGATTACACCCTCTCCATTTGCAACTTTTTGAATTAATGCTTGACGCTGTTCGATTGATTTTTTCAATACGTTTTTTCTTTCTTCCAATTGAGTAACCTCTGAATCCAAAGCATCAATATCTGCGTTTTCATTTTCTAATTCTGCTTTGATTTCTGACATTCTCTTTTCGATTTCATCAAAATTCATTTCGTTGATATCCATTTATTTGTCCTCCATTTCTGACATTTTCAATTTCAACTTTAATCTTGCTTTTCTTCGTTCTTTTTCTTGCACTTTAAGTCTCTCCGCTTTAATTTCCGCAATCACTCCGTTGCCAAAATTTCGTGCCGAAATATCAGTACCATCATTTGCCGGAATCGATACTGCTGAAACATCATACAGTTTTCCAATTTTCGTGATAGTACGTAGAACCATTGTTATTCCATTCTCGCGGTCTTCAGTAATCTCTCGCTTATCTTCTAACACAGTGAATGCAAAAGACATTCTATCAATAACACCGCTCTTTATATCTGCATACAAGTCTGGTCCACCAGATGATTTACTTAAATCAGCTCTTATAAAGAGTCCAACATTATCTGGACCAACTTCTAACGTATTGTTTCTTGTACGTGCAAACACTCTACCAGCATGATCGAATTGCATAATTACATCTGACATATCACATTCTGCAAATGCATTTCTATCAATTTGTTCCCATACTTCATAGTCAGAGTCCTTATATAAAATGTATGGTTCGTTAAATGTGCATGCATGTCCTTCAACAATCAGTTTTTCATTTTCACTATCAACCGTTCTAAATTCAGGACGCATGTCGTTACGACGTATTTGTCTTCCTTCGCTAATCTTATCTAAAATTGTTTTACTCATTTCCTTCACCTTCCTTGGTTTCTTCATTCGAAAAATAATATTCACCTCGAATCGGAGCTTGTTGCCCTGCACCATCTGGTAATGGTCCCCAATTAAATAGTTCTCTTATTTCATCAATCATAATTGCACCACGATCACCAAGTTCTTTAGCCATCGAAACTTTCGCACTAATTGACATATATTGAAGACGATTTGCAACGGCAGCAAAATAAGAACCGTTCGATTGTTCAAATGGCGTATACATCCATTTAGTTATTACTTCTGACAGTTGGATTGCCATTGGCTCAATAGCACCATTAAAAAAGGCGTCTAATTCATCACCTGTTGCTGAGTTATTTAATATTTTTTCATTAACTCCGTAATAGAATGTTACATTCTTCTGAATTAATTCACGTTCAGCAGAACTCGAATTATATACATTTGGAGTAATTTGTTTAACATTACTATACGTATTTGGAAATAAAAGTAGTCCTCCACCATCACCAGATAGATTTTCTTCTGTGAAACGTTTACGTTCTTTAGCTAAATCTTCCGTTTTAGTGAAGTTAGTTACATTCGCCATAAAACGATATGTACTTGCATTCTTTACAGCTTCCTCAATCCCTTGATTCTGAATATTAATCAAGCTCATTGTCGCATTTAGTGCTGTATTTGTTTCTCCAAAATAATCGTTTTTGTATTGGAATTTTGTCAAAATCCCAATATTTGAAAGTTCTTCTGCAGCCGCTTGCCCATTTGCAAAAATAAATCGAATCCACGGAACTTTATCTGCAATTACAAGTTCAAATCGTTCTGGCAAGAATGTAATCATACCAATTCTTTGTAGGTTTTTATCATATTCTGGAACAATGAATGCTGTGTTTTGCATGTCTAAAATTGTATTTAGACGATATATAAATTGATACCATGTCTGCATTGAATTCGGATTCTGCTTTAATCTTGTAACAAGTTTGCTTTGTCCAGACCCAAAGAAATTAGGCTTTAATTTTGCAATATGTCTCGAACGAGCATCAATCGCAGTTCTTACCAATTCAGACTCATAAAGTTCTCCATTCCATGTTCTAAAAGTAGGAGTATATGCTGATAAAGTTTGAAAATAATCATCAGCCCTAATCTTCTGTTTTATTTTTGGAAATAAAATATCAAATAATCCCATTATTCCTCCTATTCATTTTTTAGTTGCATGCCAATTTCTTCATTCCATTTTTGTCGCACGCACATCGCATCTAAAAAAGCAGCCATGCCGTCGATATGTGCACGCTGCTCTAATTTGATTAATTTAACTCGGTTTGTTTCCGTGTTAGCTTTAATTGCCGAATCAAGAAAATGTATCTTTAGTAGATCGTTGTTGCCTATCTTGATTGTTCCATCTTTCATCAAGCCTTCAACTTCTCTAATGACTGGCGTTAAATTTTCACCTTGATATACATCATCCATATGGAATCCATATTGTTTCATTTCGTTGACTAAATATTGTGATGAATATCTATCATATCCAACTTTAAGCGGATAAATCTGATACTCTTCAATTAACTTTTTAAACCAATTAAAACAGTCTGCATAATCTATGAAGTTTTGGCCAGATTCTGAAAGTAATCCACGCTGAATGTATGTCCTATACGGCAATCCATCTCTTGCACTTGCTTCATCAATCTTTTCTGAAGGCAGGAAGAATTTAGAGAATACATAAAGTTTTCCTTTTTTCTCGATAACAATATTACATGCTGTCAAGTCAGTAGTCTGTGACAAGTCAATTCCGCCAACACAATAACATCCTCTAAAATCTTCTAGTTTCAACTCTTCGCATATCGTTTTATCAATCGTTTCTGTTGATAACCAAGCCTGCGATGAGTTTTGTTTAATATTGCAGTATTTAGTTATAAACTCTGCTTTCTTCGTTAATGACTCCATTGCCGTATCGATTTGGTCCAATATAAATTGCACCGAAACAGAAATACCAAGTCCAGGAAGACTCTTTCTTAATTCGTTAATATCATTCCATTTTTCTATATCATCAATCATATACAGAACAGGGAGCAATCTCTTTTCACGCGAATTTCCAAGAAGGAAACTAGTGCCACGTTTGATTAACTCATCATACGGTCCATCGTTGACATATCCTGAACTTGAAATTGATAGCGTAATCGGTTCGTTTCGAGAACCTGTGCCAGATACCATAACTTCATACTGTTTAGAACCTCTATTAGCTGGCCAAGATGACATTTCATCCATTACTGTTAGCATTGGGTTATATCCATCTGCTTTTTTCTCATTAAATGCAATCTTTTTAATAGATGTATTCGAGCGTTCTATATATAGGTCCGATTTTCTTGGATAAGTCATATTGCTAAAAACAGGTGTTTTATCAACCGTAAATTTAAAAGCAGAATATACCAAATCACTTTGATCTAACTTTGGAGCAACGCAATAGATTTCACTTCCGAACTCTCCATCAGCATACGCTTCATATGCAATGATTGCTGCCGCAAGTAATGTCTTACCCTGCTTTCTTCCGATAACTAAAATAATTTCACGGAACTGTCGATATCCATCTTTATCTAAAATTCCATACAAAACAGATATGAATGCTTTTTGCCATAAATCCAATTTAAGAAATCCTGGCGCTAGTTTCCCTTTATTATGTCGGCAAAATTTTTCGATAAAACGTATCGCATTGTTCGCTTTTTTCTGGCTAAAAACGTATGTTCCATCTTCAATTCTTTCAACAATTAGTTTATAAAGTAGTCGAATCCAAGCCCCAACGAGGATACTTCCATCACATATCCCCTGCCAATATTCTAAGATAAAGTTATTCATTTGCAGCCTTGATAAACTCGTCTAATTCATTCTTCGCTTGATCAGGAGGGCATAAATCATTTAGCTGTTTTATAATAGCTTGATAACTTTTATTAGTTGCCGTATATGTCCGTGAAGCTGGCCTTTCTCGCTCATAAGGAACTGCATCTTTCCCCTGACAAAATGGCTCTGTTTCGCCATTTTCTTGAATATCCTTCCAAAGCTCTTCAAGTCTAATACGCAATCTTGCGGCTTCAACAATTAATCCCTGCACAACTGCAAATTGATTTTTTGGAAGAGATTTATAAATCTTATTTAATCGATTTATTTCTGATTTCTCAGTCATCTCTTTTTTCTTTGCCATTTTATCTCCTTTCTTTCCTAATTAATCTAAATTAGGAGGGGGTTATACACATGTG